TGTTATGTCCTTTTGTATGCTTTTTCATCCATTTAACAGCATTGCCATTTTGGTCATTATAAGACATGGCATTTGTGTCAATATACTGTTTAACATAATCTGTTCCCGCAGGATCACCAGAAACATACCCTAGACCTCTAACAGCACCAGTTGAACTTTCCTTCAAAGAAATCTTTGTCTTTTCCATCTTACGAAGTTTTTTATAGTAATCAGGTCTCTCTGATATATGATCTCTGGCAATCTCTTTAGCATTTTTCATACTCTTGTCATGTTCGTGTTCAATCTTTGCACCATCATCGATAAGACTATTAACTTTGTTAATGTCTAATTTCCACTTTTTTGCTATTTGTGATGCTGTTAATGTTTTAACACTTTTAAGTGACAATGATCTGATCCTTATTTATACTGGTAGTAGTTTGCCGTTTTCATTAATATGTGTTACAATATTACCATCATCTGCATATTTGCCACCGCCCACATATACTAGACGTAAATCTTTTGCTTGTTCTGCTACTGTCTTTTTCTTTGTCGCCGTAGATGATTTTTTAGATTGTAACTGAGCAAGTTTGATCTTCTTATCCATCATTTTGGATTCGTGATCTTGACCTATTTTTTCGGATTTACTTGGACCATTATCTGGACCAGTAATCTGTTCAACTTCTTTATTAACTTGTGCTTGTGCTATTTGCTGCTGAGCATTATAAGCAATCTGATTTTGCATATCTTGTTGCTGTTGTGCCTGTTGATCAATGGCCATCTGCTGTTGCTGCTGGGCCATTATAGCATTATCTTGCTCCATCTGAGCATTGATTTCTTCAATGTCCTCATCTGTCTGTTTCAATATATTCTTACGAACCCACAATGCAGAGTAATACTTACCGACAAATGGATCAACCTTTTGTAGTGTATCAAGTCTAAGATTAAGTAGTTCTGCTTCTTTGATTTCGTCAAAGTTATTATCTTTCTTGAAGTCATACCAAATGTCTTCTTTGATTTCTTTCCATTCTTCTTCGGTGCATACTTTTTTAAGAACCAATTGAACTCTAAGCATGTCATCAAAAAGCGTAGAAAATTTATTACGAAGTCTCATAACAAACTTCATAAACTTTAATTCGTCTCTTGTGATTTCTGTGGTACGACCTAATGAGAAACCTTGATTTTGTTCTAGACGAGAAATTGGAACACCAAGTGCTTTGTATAGTTTAGTCTGGAAATACTTAACGTCTTCTAATTCACCAAGATTTCTAGCACCTTCTAGTGTGCTAATCTCGGTGCCTTTAGAACCTTCACGACGAGGTAACCAAAAGTCTTCTAGCATTGATAGATGTTTACGGTCGTCTTTGATTTCACCAGTATTAGAATCGTAAACTAACTTGTTACGATACTTGACCATGATATCACGAACATATTGCTCTGCTTTGACTGTTGGCATGTTACCAACGTCAATATAGAAAACTCTACGCTCAGGAGCACGACTTAGACGATAGATGACAGTAGCGTCTTCAACCATGCGTAGATTGTTAAACGGTTTAATTGCTTTGTGTAGATAAGAAAGCACCATTGTCTGCTTAGGATCCATGAGACCTGAATTGACATTGACTACAGAATCAACTGCGATCTTGGAACCTAGATTGGTACCTGCACCAATCATACCCTTTTCATTATAAAGATAATATTCAATTTGCTTTTTGATTAGTTCGATGCCTGTGGCAGGATCACGCATCTTTTGAATTTCACGAATCTTGCGAATACGTCTGGGATCAATATAACGTATTTCTTGAATACCAAACTCAGGAGTCGCCTCGTCAATGACAAGATGATAAAACAATCTACCATCAATATACCAACGACGAAAAATTTCATGTCCCATGTTACCAAAGTTCAACATCTTTAGAATATAGTTGAACTCGTCTTCAATAACTTTTTTAACTCTTGGAGGAACTTTAACATCATCCATATTAATCGTAACAACTTCACCGCCATCTTCATGAACGATGGCTTCATTGACGATTTCATCTAATGCTGTTTCAGTTTCTGGCTGAATAGCAAGTTCTCTATATTTTGTAATAAGTTGAGTTTCGTTTCTAAACGTACCGTCTAGATCGACATATGTGCCATAATAACCAGCACCCGCAACTGTTACTGCTCCGTCCTCGTTTTGAGGCAGAGCGAAAGTTTTAGACTGTGGGGCATCAGGTCCTAACTTAGCAATGGTTTGTTGCTTGTCAGGTGAACCTAATTCAAATCCAAATAATCTCAACTGTATATCCTTTTGTGTAATGGTCGGGGATTGACCCCGACCATATTATGTTATTTAGAAGGTCTGAATTAGAGAAGCAGATGAAGAAGAATCGGTTGTCTCTACAGACTCCCACCACTGGTAGGCGAATGTAATAGCAAATTCTTCAATGTTATCAGCACCCCAATCAAGATCGATAGCAGAAACGTCGGTTGGAAAACAACCAACTAGTTTATAAACCTTGATAACGTCACCCGCTTTACCATACTGTGTAACGAAGGCATCTTGCTGATATCCTCCATCACCAGAAAGCAATGCTGGTGTGCGTAGGTTGCTAACGTGTGAATTGATACCAGACATCCATCTTTCAAATGCATTTCTTAGATTGAAATCTTCATCGTTAATTACGGTGAAAGACCAATCAGGAAATGATCTATTGCCTGCTACCTTAATCTCACGACCAAAGTAGTTTAGACCAATAGAGGAGATAGAATCACCTGGTAGTGATGTTGATCTTGCTCTAAATGTAACCTGCTGCTGTGCAGAACCAAAGGCACCTGGTGCGGTGCCTCCAGTTCCTACTACAACTGGGAATGTTAGCTGAACATCGAACAGAGACGCACGAGCGCCGTCTGATACTAATGATGCTCTAAATTCTTGAACGTTAAAAGGCATTTTTAGTTTTCTCCTTTGCTATTATTTATTAGAATTTACCGATAACTTCGGAGAAAGCAACACCCGTTCTAACTGCAATAAAGTTAAGATGGATGAAGTTAATGCTTCTTGCTGGCTTGATATAAATGTCTCCGATGAACTCATTTCTATCAATAACCTCTGGTGTATTGTTTGTTTCGTCACAAACTACACGGAAGTCGTAGATACCACGACGACCCTTAACGTCTCTTAGATATGGCTCTACTAGTGCAACGAACTGCGCTCTTGTGAACTCATCGTTGAACTCGAATAGAGAATACTTAGAAGCCTTAGTAATTGCCTTTTCAAGAACAATGAATAGGCGACGAACGTTGATACGATCAAATGCTGATGGCTTAGTGAGCATTGTCTTATCACCGTATAGAACAACACCCTCACCCTTGAACTGAACAACAGGATTAATACCATTCTTATAAAGTGTATCACGATTACTCTTACCTGGATTCCATGCGAGACGTGTAACATTCTTGATGTGACCACGATTGAAACCTGCTGGTGAGAACCATGGATCACGTTCAAAGTCTGTTCTAGCACATAGACCAGCAATGTCGGCATTTAGTGGAATCCAACGATAAACATTGTTATACTTGTCAAACTGTTTCTTCCAGTTAGAGTCCATGACAGCAAATGAAGTAGAATTAAATTCATTTCTCTTTGAAACAATGTCTGTTGTTTCTGAACCTGCGTTATCAACAACGTCATTCATATCTGGTGAAATGAATACCACAACGTCACGACGACCAGTATCAGGTTGATTTATAGTACCACCAGCAATGTTATCTACAACGTGTTCTGCAACAGTTGTAGAATGAGCCCCAGTCATGATTAGAGAAATATCCCAGGTTTCCGCATCCTTGAATAGATCATAACCTGCCGTAATTTGAGCATCTGTAGCAGCAGTAGTGCCGATTGTACCATTTGCTAGTGTATGTGTATAGGATACATTGCCTTGATTAAATGATACGTTTGCTGCTATACTACCCCAAGTTGTAGTATCAACAGATAGTGTTGATACATTTATAGCAGGATTGATTGCATAGATAAACTCAGAACGATCATTTAGAATATTGACCCAATAGTTAGAAGAACCATCATCGTTCTTAGAATCCATTGCCTTAGAAACATAAGAGAACTTTTCTAGAACTGTGTTTGAAATTCCTGCAAACTTACCTAAGGTATCAACCACAATAATGTGCATTTCGTCGTTTGAACCGCCTCTGGTTGAAACATAAGCGGATGTTTCAGGACATCTATCAAATTCATCTTTATATTCCCAAGCATTATAAGCGGCAACATTGTTGGCCGCAGCAAATACAGAAACTTTTAGACCATTACCTAGATCACCAGCATACTTTGCTGCAAACATACCATGATAATTTTGTGCTGATAGGTCTAGATAGTCGTTCTCGTAATGATCTTTATTCTTAATTAGAATAGCGGTATTACCTGAAGTAGAATTTAGTGCGGATGTTGTATTAGCAACACGAACTAGTTTTAGTGCCTCTGCATAACCTAGAAAGTTTGCTGCTGTAAACCATGATTTAAAATTAGTTGCATCAGGCTTGTGAAACCAACGAACTAGTTCTAATTCGTTACCAATAGATGTAACTTCGTCAATAGGTCCCCACGCAAAATCTCCGACAAATGCACCTTCTGTAGTAGAAACGGAGGGAACAATGGTCGTAAGATCAATTTCGGACCATGTTACTCCTGGTGATAAAGCATATGCCATCTTTTACTCCTTTTTAAGGTTGGAATGGTTTAATTTCCATCTTTACCTTATTTATTGTTTTCGATGTTTTGAGAACTCACAGTCTGGTATCCCACTTATAATTTAGATCATCAAACGGATATAACTGTTCTCTCTCACGCAACCATATATCACCATTTTCATCTTTTTCCACATCTTCACGAAGACCATCATCGATGAAACCAAAAGGAACTAATTGGGTGTCTAACATGTTGAATTGTTCCTGCTGTAGTAGCAATCTAATATCGGAAGACACAGTTTCCTTGAATACTCTCTGAGATGTTAACCATCCAAAGTGAACCAGTGTCATTGCCAAGTCATCATTAGAACCTTCTTCGGCAGCAAATGATTTCTTAGAAGCAGAAAATGATGCAAGTTCCATAATAGTGTCGGCATCATTAATAATTAGTTTATCATTTTCTACTAGAGTTTTAAGATTTGCACAACCAATATTTTTGGTCTGAACAGTAGTTTTTAGTCCCATAGCAATCTTGTTTTTACCGCCCGCACCAAATCCTTGCGACTGCTGCTGACCTTGTTTACCCTTCAACTGAAACTTTAATAAATTTTCGTAAGATAGTTCAAAATGTAGAATGTCTGATATTTGCAGACCTATTGAATTGATTTCTACCAAAACAAAAGCATCATTATATCTTTTTGCTACTTGATAGATAACAGTAGGGAATAGCACAGGTGATATTTCATTGTTTCTATATTTAGCGACCTGTATGTAAGGTATTTGTGTTACATCAAATATAGAAAATGTTGAGTAGTCCAGACCCTGACCCTCTGCTACGTCCACACACATAACGTATGTGTGTTTAGGTTCAGGTTGATAAAACACGTCAAGATAGTCTCTACTTTCAATTGGTGTTCTAAATGTTAGTGTTGCAAGTTTAGCACCAGAGATAAGCGTATTAGTTGAACCCAAGAACTCACAACCAAACTCTTGATCGAACTGTCTTTGACTTGTGTTTCTAATAGTTTCTAATGCCCATGCTTCATCTCTACCAGGTACCATAGACCAATGTATCTCAATAGGTTGATATGTGCTACGCTTTTCTATGGCGTCCATCCACATCTTATAGAATAGATTCATACCATTTGGTGTAGATACGATAACAACCTTAGAAGTCTTACCAGAAGAAATAGTAGGATAAGTTGAGTTAAAGAACTCTTCAGCAATGTTATTAGGAACGAACGCAAACTCGTCCAGAAAGATTATGTTGAAAGAGAAACCACGAACAGATGAACCAGACGTTGAGTCTGCCAATACTCTTGATCCATTAGCAAGATAGATAGAACCTTTGTTCCATTCTTTGATACCTTGCTTGAGAAACATAGGCAAATACTCAAATGCAAGTTTAAGTTTGCCTAGTAGTTCTCTTGCTGTAGGAGCACGGTTAGCAAGAATAGCAACCACAAAGTTTTCGTTGAACAACACTTGATGTAGGATATATGCTACCGATGTAGTTGACTTACCAACCTGTCGTGGTAACTTACAAATAGAGAAACGATTATTATGGAATGTATTGAGCATACGTTCTTGAAAATCCCACATATCAAATGGAATTAGACCACGATCAACATTGATGATGCGAATATATTTGCGTGCGAAATAGACAGGATCGTCAGCACACTTTACATATTCATCCAGTTCGTGTTGTGTGAACGAATGTCTATATTGCTCATTGGGTAGATTGGGATTTGATTGGTATGAAAATGGTAATCTAGCCATCGATTATATTTTCATCCTCTTTTTTCTTTTTTATCGCTGCTAGTAACTCTGCTGCTGAACCAACAAAGACTGCCTGTTCCACATTTATACTCTCAGCATTCTTCTTACGAGGATCCGAATCTGGATTAGGTTCTTTCAAGTCTTTTTTCTGTTTTTGTAGGGTGTATAAATCTTTCGACGTTTCGCCAATAGTTTTGATGAGAGTAGAAACAACCTCAAAACCTCTTGCGCTCTCGTTTTGTTTAGCGATTGTGACGATTTCATCTAGTGCGTCGTTACCTTTCGTTATTAGATTACGTAGTGTATGTCTAACTAATCTATAATCTTCATCCTCATCTGGTAACTCTTGAGGAACATCGTATTCAATTATCTCTTGTTTACAATCTTCAACTTTAACAACCTCGTGAGTAATGCCTAAAGCATTCGATAAGTTTTTCTCAACACCCATATCATAACTCCGTTTCAGGCCACTCAGTCACATCTACTGTATAACCATAATCATCTTCTGGTTCTGCTGTAACAGGATCTGGAGTAATTTTAATTTCCACAAGTTTCATTGGATTAACTTCAAATGAACTAATAGTTGCCGCAGCATTAGTAGAGACTGCATGAATAGCACTATTTACTGTGAACTGACCCTGAGTAGCACCCAATACAAGTTTTTGTGTATTTGGATTATAGTTTACTACAACTCCATATGCTGTTGCTGTTTTGTATGAATTACCCTGATATACCATGTCCTCAGACTTGAAGACACCATTGGCAGAAGATAGATTCACTCTTGTTATATATCCGGACTGTAAAGTTGGATCGTTATAGATGTTTGTGTAAACAGTGCGAATAATCTTTGGATAAGAAATAGGACCATAGTAGTAAGTCTTCATAGTGAAGTTCAATGTCCAATAGACATATCTTACAGAATCGTAATCACCTTCATACTCAATCTGATTTGTTACGTTATTTAATATGATAGGCACATCCTTGAGCATACCCAAGTCAGGAATCATGTTAGTTGTAACTGTGAAGTCTGGGTTAAAGAATGGTAAAATCTGCTCAATAATATGTGTTCCATCGTCTATGTTTCTTGCATAGACGTTTAGTGAAAATGTTATGTCATAAGGAACACCCATGTAAGATGATGACACATGAGTTGTCGTATTTGACTTTGCTGCTTTAAGTAATGAGTTTTGTTTTCTTTGTGGGTCGTATGAAATGCCAGTAATCTCAAAACTCATTCTAGGAAGAATTGTCCCAAGTTGTCTTAGCAAATCTGGGTCAGAGAGTATTCTGGTGACCATCTTTTCTTTTGGTGCATATACAATAGGCACACGAAAACGACTAACCTCTTTAGAAGTCTGATCGTTCTTTCTAATAATGATAATATCATCAAACATTCTACCAAATAGAACGACTGCTTTTCTAGTAAGTTGATGATAGAAATGAGAATTATTAAGCATTATGGTGCACCGAATACGTTAATTTCTGATAGGTCTAGAATCAAATCTGCACCTGTGTCAACGTCTTTGTTATCAAAAATATCATATATGACATAATCTGTCATGGTATCCTTAGATGCCATAGTATATCTAGCATTAGAAGATTTAGCATAGACATTAGCATTGGCAGAGAACGAACCTGTTACGTCATAGATGAACAACGTACCATTTGCTTTGAACCAGTCTTTTACTGTAGCATGTGCAGTAGAGTTGGCATAGGTCCCATCTG